ATTTAAAGAAGTTCCATTTTCAAGATCTATAGTAATATTTCCATTTGTTTTTGGAAATCCAACAGTAGAATCCACATCTAAGGTATTAGAACCAGAAAGTGTTGTTAGAATAGTCTTTGTTTTGGGGTGAATAACAAAATTTCCATAAACAGTGCCATTTGCGCCAATATCATTATTATACGCAGAATCTAAAGATAATGTATAATAATTTTTTGATCCCCTTCTAATTTTTTCGACTTTTGAGACAGTTCCTTGTGCAATTATCTCATCATCACTATTTTTTTGGTAAATTGTTGTATTAACAAGATTCTCTAGATTTCCTTCAATTTCTTCTACAACTAAATCCGAAGTAATTCTATATTGTGCATCAGATGGTTGAATTAAATAATCTCTAGGTTTAATAACTTCAACTTCTTGTCCATATAAGGCACCAAAAAGAATTTTAAAAGAATTATCAGTTCCTTTTGAGGAATAAAAATCTATAGACTGTTTAATAAAAAGATTTTCATTTAATTCAGAATATAACTCTCTTTCTTCAAATCCAGGAGTTACTTGTTTTTTGACCTTAATTAAAAATTCTTTTAGAAAAAGAATACTTAAATTTGTTACAGTTGCAGAAGCAATGTGCTCTTGTGACTCAGTTTCTGTAAAAGTTAATTCATCTTTTATTTTATAAGAAGTTACGCCACTAAAACCACGAATACATCCTTCAAAAGTTGTAGGGGTTTTTGAAGTATATGTAATGATTTCGGAATCAATTAATAAAAGACCGTAAGAATTTGGAAATCCTGCAGTAGAGGAGACATTAATCGTAGAATCAAAAAAAGTTACATCAGATGTTAAAACTGTCGATTCTACTAAATTTGTTAATTGATCAACTTTGATATATTGATCAATATTTTGAAGTATATCACTTACATTTCCTTGACTTTCTAAGGAAATGTAATACTGTGATAAAAATTCGGAAACAAGAGGAAACTCTTCTAAAACAAACTGAGGTAGTTGATTTTCAACGATGGAACTGATTTTAATTCTGGTTTCTGTCATTTTATTATATTCTTACGAGGTCTCCGTTAGTGTAGCTTGATGTAACTTTATATGTTGATCCAGATACATCTGAACCAGAAGAAATTTCATCCGATAACATATTTAATACACTTTTATTGACATCTAATTGCAAGTATAAATCTTGCAATCCAATCACATCATTTGATTTTGGAATGACAGAAATTTCAATTATTGGTTGAGAAAAAGAAGTTTTTGAAGTAGAACTTATATTTACTGGATATAATCTAATTTCTCCTTTAACATAATCAATTGTTCCGACATTTTTTCTTACAATTATTGGTTGTGTCGTTGATTGTAATTTAAAAAAGAAAATACTTCCAGTTAATCCATTTGAATTTGGAAGGTCTGACATATAAAGGGTATCATTCACCCCTGCAATACGAAATCCTGATGATTTAATATTATATCCATTGATATTTTTAATGTGAAACTGATTTCCATAACAAATTTCATAATCAGCAAACTTATTTAACGCTGCCCCCAAATCACGTCTCATTACAACTTTGGTAATATTGGAAGTGATTGCGCTATTTGAATCATCAATTATTTTGAGATATTTACTATATTTAAATCTTGCACCATACTTATTAAGTTCCTTTGAATTTGCATAATTTTTAATATTGTTGAAAATAGAATCTTTTAAATTATTTGAATTATTTGTAGAATTTGAGTTATAATAAGCAGTTGTATCTGTTTCTAAGTAAAGATACTTTAAATCAATAATTTCAGGAACTATACCTGCAACTGCATACCTTCTTAAGTCTCTTTCAATATTATCTTTAACCTGACTTGAAACAAATGGCCCATTAATTGGTTTAATACTTATAAAAACCCTTCCATACTTTGGTGGATTAAGATCTTCACCACCAAACACAGAAATTGATTCTGCTTCTGGATAGATTGTTGGTATTATAGTTTCGTAATCTGTGGCAGTAACTGCACGATTTTGTGCAGAATACTTTCTTGGTGCATATTTCTTAATTGACTCAACAGATTCAATTTCTCTTCCATTTTGTGATGGAGAATTTGTTGTGATTAAAGAAATACCAGTTGTAACTACTCTGTTATTATTATCTACAATACGTCCATTAAAATTAAAAGAGGATATTCCATTTCCACTCTCCCCATTAGTAATATTATAAGAAACTTCAATATAATTTAAATTTTCAAGTTTTTTACCAAACACTCCATCACCAAAAATTAATTCATATCTTTGATCTTCTATTTCTTGGATAAAGAAAACTCTTGATTCTGAAGTAATTTCAAAAAGATTTTTGGATAATTTATATACACTCTTAACTGTACTGGACTGAGTGTTTCGTACAAAAACACGAATTGAATCTACATCAATATTTGCGTTGTCTAAAATAAATTTTTGATTTGGATTGTTGGCATCAACCGTAAAACTATTAACAACGTAAGTTCCTTCATAAACATCAATATTTTCAAATAAAGCAATACCATTTACTACAGGAACAGTAATATCTTGTGGAATTGTAAATGAGAAACTTTGATTTCCAAAAGAACTACTTGAAGTGCAAATAACTCCATTTTTAATTGTTAGTGTAAGTGGATTAGTAGTAAATCCTGTCGTATCTACAAAAAATGAGATATTTGCTTTTGATGATGCGCGAGAATGTGGAACATATCCAATATTTCTTGCAAGAGAAACTACATTTTCTCTGAGTGTCGCACCATCAATAAAAACCTCATTGCTAATCATATTAGCATTATATGAGGAAATATATGTATTGTATGCTAAGACATCAACCAAAGTTGAAAGATTCGATCCTTCAAAATCATAATCAGTAAAGTTCGAATTCGCTCTTAGATATTCGCGAATTGAACTTTTTATTTGATCGAAGTCTAAATTAGTAAAATTAACTAATGCCATTTATCGTGTTGGCTGAAGTGCAAATGATAACTGTTGAGGTAAAACATCAATACCTACAATTCTATAATTTATGGTTACGTTAAACTCGCCTTGATCATAATCTGGAGATATAATTACTGAAATTAAATTCACTCTTGGCTCATAACTTCTAATAGTATTTTCAATTTCGTCTTTAATTATTGATGAAGATATTTCATCAATGTTTTCAAAAAGAGAACGACTTACTTTTGAACCTAAATTTTCGTTAAAAAAGCGTTCTCCTGGATAAGTTAATACTAAATTTCGAATAGAGCGAGCAATAGCAGTCTCATTTTTGAGTGCAATAAGGTCATAGTTGAGTGGATTGGCCTGAAAGGTCATACTCAGGTCTTTAAATCCTTTACTGACCCGCTCTAGAGGCATAAAAAGTACAAAATCTGTATTATTTATTCGGGTTTTTTGGATTCATAGAGAGGTTCTGTCCCATAATCCCAGTCATCATAGTCCTCATCATTGCGTATTTTTGAATGAATTTCATTTTGATGGTAAAAATCGTGTTTTTTGGGAGTTAATTCATCGTTTGCAATCTCACGAAGCATTTTTTGCTTCTGAATTTGAGTTTCCCACCCATATTCACTGCTCAAATATTGAGTTCCCCACTCATTTCGCATAAAATTTTGATCTTTATCGACTTTTTTGGTCATTGTTTGCTCCTGATTCGTTAAAATCAGAACTTTTTACGGGGTTGCTATCCCGAGTATCGATATAAAATCCTTTTCGAAGGTAATCTTGATCATCAACAAATATAAAACTATCTATTTTCTCTAATTCTTCTCCTTTCCAAACAGGGATTGCAACAGAATTACCATAACGAAAGTCTGGATTACGTCTAAAATGGACTTCTATGAGTTTATTTCCAATAAATTCACAATTAATCCATTCATAATTTCCTTTTAGGTTGTTTAATACCTCTGGAAATTGAACTTCTTTCTCTATCTTAGTCCACTTTTCCCATTTATACAACAAATTGTCATCATCTCGTTCACCTAATACTACAAGTTCTGCTTTTTTATCTCTAAAATCAACACTTATATGATTACCATAGAACCTCTGACACCAAAATTCTGATGGATGAAAGTGATCAGTATATTTGTAAATCCATTCAATACGAGAAAATCGTCCCATACCCAGCAAATTAATACTTGGTCGGACGATATAATGATCTGGAGATGGAACAGAAGTCCCCACAGGACCACACAGATACCCTAGAGAGTGTGATAAAAAGAGTTTGTTATATACCCACAAATCATCTTTATGAATTGAATTCCATTCATCTACTGGATCTGTGTAGTACATATTGGTAATCCTGATGGATTGTTTCTATGAAGAGTATAGTTCTTCTGAATGCGAATATCAGAATTTTTAAAAGTCCAACATTCCCCATTACTATCTAGAAAGACAACCCATTCAAGATCGTGTTCTTGAGATCGATCGATCATAAAAAAAGCCCAACCATTACCTTTGGGAGTAATGACTGGGATTTGAGGATTAAGTTGAATCACCGACCTTGACCGCGATACCTTTTCTTACGTCCATTACGAGAGGTCGCACTGAGTAGTGTACGAGCAGACCGTCCTTGACGAGTCTTCTTTGGTGCTCCTGGTTCAAAAATAGTCTTATTACTTCCACCTTTAGCCATTTGTAATTTCCTCCATTTCAATTAAATTAGGATCAATATCTTCTCCCGAGTAAAAACGCTCAGAGAAGTCTTGTAAAATCTCACTACAGTCTTCCATAGTGAGATTAGTATAAATTTTACGCCCTTTATATAAAAGATTGTAAAGAGTACTCATTAGATTACGCGAGTTTTTTCATGTCCGACTCTAATACGAGGATCGCACCAGATTTCAAAGCCTGCCTCTTTTGCATCAAGACAGAATGAAACATCTTCTCCACACATATCCTGAACTTGTCCAGATTCAAACTGTTGCATCTTAGGTGCAAACCAAGGATACTCAAGATTCTCAAAGACACCCTTCTTAATCAATACCCAACCAAAACCAGTGTAATCAACTGTGAAAGGCTTACGACGCTTTGAGATAGACTCAACGGTCTCATGATTCATCACACCACCATTCTTGCGGAAATCTTCTTCTTCTAACCAGTGTGCTACTGAGGTTGTGTGACCATCTTCTGTGGCATACCAACCAGCAACAACTTCTTTCTCTTCTCCTTCTTCATTCAGAGCCATATCACAGAGTTGCCAGAACTTTTCTGTGTTAAAGACAATATCCGAGTCAATCCATAGTTGATAATCATATTCTAGTTTACCATCCCAAGGAATCTGCTTCGGACCACGGAGAACATTTGCTCCAAGAACTTTACAACGTGCAAAGTTCACCATTGAAGAATAATCTTGAGAAATTTGAATACTCATTCCATTTTGTACAAGATCAAAACAAAGTTGTACAAATGCTTTTAGAAAAATAAATGAACATCCTCTACCAGGAAGACAGAAAACAATCGACTTACCTTTCATTCTTTCTTTAATCGCATCATAATCCCAATCTTCAGTTTTGGGTTTAGGTGCTGTTGCTTTTACTGTAAATCCTTTTGCCATAAGTTAAATGAACCTTCAGATCAATTTTATCAGTCTATATATGCTTTTGTCAATTCGACTCAATGAGAAGAATTGAGAACTATTTCCTTATTTACATAAAGTTCTTCATAACTTAAATCTTCTTTTGTAAGATCTAAATCAAGCAGATCAATCATTCTGTGCATCATCTCCCATGTCTCAGAGAATTTACTCTCTGATAAACTGTGATAAATGCACCGATCCTTTGCATAAATGTGATAAACCTTTTCAGTCATAAAAATATTTTCCGGAATTTTTTCAGTGCTTTTATTTCGTTACCGCATTATATATCAGTACTAATAAAAATCCAATAGTACCTCCGAAAATCGTAAAGCACTGTCGTGGATACCTTATTAACCATCCTGCAAAGACTACCTTCCAGAAATTCCAATAGGGGGATTTTCGTCTCACTTTTTCTTTCTTTTTGAAGAGGATCTTTTTTGTGCAGGAGTTCGGAAAATACCAGTGGCGCAACTTTTATTTCTTTTGTGCTTTCCTCCAAAGATTCCCCATCCGTGACAGTTTGCTTTCTTTTTAGGTGCCAATTTTTTTACTCCGGAAAATTTTTATGAAATTGATATATCGTTCGCGTTTTGTCACCTCTGTAGGTTAGGGTAGTGAGACGTTTTTATATACGCAACGCCCGCTATAAACAATAACAAACAACATAAATTAACTGCTAATTCACTATACTGTCAAATCACGATTGTCACTATAAAGAATCAACAACTCACAAAGTAATTATAATACACAACTGCTCCGATAACAATATAAAAAACTGTGCGACCCCTAAGTATAACTCAGAGACCGCACAGTAACTGATCAGAACTCGATGCTATCTGCAGTGGGTTCGTTAATCGAATCACTTGCAGATTCACTCTCCACGATTACATCCAGAATGGACATAATTTCGCTGCCAGTGTTACCTTGAGCAAGCAGAGAAAGCATCATCGACTTAGACATAATCAAGAAGAAAGAATAAGGAACTGTGTGTGGGTTAGTTTATAGTCATAACCCAGGACTGTTTGTGTAACTAACTCAGCGAACTTGTGTCACAAAGTTAGTGCCACTGGAGCGGTTAGTTCTACAACGATTCCCCTTGGTTTGTGTCATCACCAGGTGAGACTTACGGGGTTTGACTGTTGCTAACCGTGTGACCTTTACTTTACCTTGAACCTCAGCAATCACGAGATCCAGTGTAGACAACGAAGCAAACTCAGAGACTGTCATAATCACGAAGAAGTGAAGTGGTTACTGATAACGAAGATCAGAAATCGAACACGTCAGAGTTAATCTGAATCACGTTGATTGCAGGATCGTTCCATTCAACACCATCAGGAGTTTGTGTCTTAAACTCACTGATGTATTCAACGAACTGCTTATAATCAACACAACGACGAGCGATGTCATAAAGACTCTGATCATTGTCGATCCAGAGTGCAACATTCCAGGTCTCATAATTCTCCCAACCGTTATACTCAGTGGAGAGAACATTGTGCTGGTAAGTGGTGCTCATTGTTCTGAAGATCGGGTGTGATTTGTGTGATTGATCTCTCAACCACAAGAATACAATAACAGATTTTTGGGACTGTGCTCATTTATTGTGACACTTCTACATCTGTCACATCACTGATACGATGTGCAAGAAGTTCCACCTGATTGTAGATAGAAACCGTTGCAGCATAAAGTTTATCAAACAGACCAGTGCGGTTGTTGATAAACAGAACTGCACGATTGATATAATTCACCAGCAGTTCTTTACCACCGTTGTTATACCATTGTGCAGTCTTAGTGTATAAGAACTGCAGCACACCCACAGTGATACCCAGAAGCGTCGCAGAGAGCATCACAAACTGTTGCAGGTGTTTCTTATAGTCAACACTGCTAATCATCTCCAGAAGAGCATCAGCAGGAGGGAAACCGATTGTGTTGTTCATTGGAAGAATGTGTGGTGAGTTTGTGTAGAGGTGTCTCAACCACCCTTATACTATTGCACACATCGAGGCACAATGGTATTTTATAGTGACACTTCTACATCTGTCACACATTCTTTATAACAACTCACAACACGTTCGTTATACCTAACTCACCAACGGTCAGGACAACTTAGATCTTCCACGTATGCTCTACACTTTTCTGCAGGTTCCAGTTTGAATAACTTTTCCCAGTCAAGTTGATGCGGATCGAAATCACCTAGAACATCCAATTCAAGAGTGATCCTATAACGCTGCTTCTGCGCTTGTTGATATGCAACTGACATAAGTACGCTCCGTTGGTGTATGTGAACACTATAAGATGCCTGGGAGAACTTGTCAAGTCCTGGTGGATATTTATTCGGGGTCTGTGTATTTTTTGCGGGGATTGTGGGGATTTTGTGACCCGGGAGTTGACAAATTGCGTTCGTTAGTGTATGCTCTGTAAGATCACAAGACTCTGGAAGGTTTATAAGGTAATAGAGAGGATTAAAGCACTTAATTCTCAACAATAAACACTATTGATTCTCAATAAACATACACTTATTGAGAATGATTTAAACAACGCATATACATTTAAAAACACATTTAATCAATAAAAAAACGTTTTTTAACGTTATTTTGACCATAAAAACAATAAAAAAGAGAGGAAATAACTCCTCTCTGTGTATCATTGAATTGCATAACTTTCAAACAAAATACTAATCTCATCTCTGCAAATATAATCACTAATCACCTTATCAATTCTCAACTGATTTAGATAATCAAAGAACCTTACATATGTTTCTTCTACACAATACAATCCTTTCACTGGTCGATGTAATTGAATACCAAGAAAAGAGCAAATAGATCTAATAGTAGAAACAGAGAAAAGATTACAAGAACTCACCATACTATGATCTTCATACCTTAACTTCAGTGCTTTGATTGGAATCAATTTGTGTTCATCAATCTCAATACTATCAGGAAGATTGTTGTAACCGAAGAATGAAGAATCAAAGATGGAAGTGTTCATTTTGTCGAAGACAGAGCGTTAGCGTGATGACTGAATAGCGAACGATTCAATGGTGTTTACTGTACGATTTCCAAGATTTGCTATACCTTGAAACCCAACAGTAGAAAGAACAATACCAGTGATGATTCCAATGATAAAGTTGTTCATTGATAAACTTTCATACCTTTACGCATACGAATTGCATCATCAATCACCTCACCAATCTGTTCGTAAATGTAGTCAGAACCTCCTGCATCAGCGAGCACATCATCTGTGAGTTCTTTAGAGAAACGCACTTCATCGCAGTTTTCACCAACGATCTCAAATACATCATCTTGAGTGAACACGAACGCAGCACAAACTGCGTCCTCACCTTGACGCTCAATCAGTTGGTTGATTGAATCACGAAGTTCGGAAAGTGTGCGGTACATAATAACTCAAACAAGATTTGCAGGTGAACCACAAGAACGATAGAAATCTACCATTCTTTTTGCCTCTTCAAGTGTAGAGAAACTTTGTGTTCTCCACTGTTGCTGATACGGTGTGAAGTAACGAATCGTGAACATTGAAGGAATGAAGAGTGAGGATTACTTAAGAGTTGTACTCAGTTCAGACGCATACCAGAGAAGAAAGGAAGTGGTGCTCCTTGATAGTTAATAAACCATTCAAAGTTCTTCTGGAAAATATATTCATCACCTACACCGTGTGCTTGAAGAAGTGCATTAAGACGCGACTTTGTGGTGTTAGATTGCCAACCACCATCAAACAGTTGCATCCAAGTGTCACCAATCTTTGCGATCAGATTGTTGTGCAAATAGACTTCAGATACACCGTCATTGTTAATTACTTCGGTGTTTGTTGATTTCCAATCACGCTCTTGAATGATTGCTTCATTCATCTGGAGTTCGATCTTTCGCATTGGTGAAATCCCTTGAACTTCTTAAGAATACAGGATCTTGAGTGCTGTGGTGAAAACAGTGGACAGTGTTTGAACCGTCCACATTCTTTACATTTTAGAGAAACACATCCTCACTTTCAACCTCACAAAACTCCATTAGAAAATAATCTAAAGAAACATCCAATTCCTCAGCATTGTTACAACACTGAACATAAAGATCAGTTGGAAGAATAAAATAATCAGTTTCAATCATTGTCGATTTCTCCACCTTTCAATTCAATGTTATCTAATACTGTGATGATTTGTTGTGTGGGAGTAAGATAATCAATTTGCACAATGTTTGGTGCAATTTGAGTTGAACCAACAATCGTTGAAGCAAGCAGAAGTTCAATCATTTCAGTGGTGAAAGTAATAACGAAGAAGAACAGATGCAAACAATGAAAAACTCAACATTGATTTCTTTAGATCACCTCAACGCAAATACTTCAGTTTCAGAAACACTACCTTCTGGGAGTTTTGTAGTTTCAGCACAGAAAACTGCATCAGCAAAAGTGTTAAACTTACCAAAGTTCATTTGATTACCGTGCCAGCAACCTTTGTATTCATAAATCATTGCTTGCACAGAAAACTCATCACCTTTTGTTTCCTGATTCACAGAATGACGAATCTCAATGTTGTTTCCTTCCTGAGAATACATATCGAAACTGTTACTCTTAAAACGACGATTCCAAGTAGGAAAACCTACCGAAGCATCAATGTTTTCAGCAAACAGATTTGCGAAGTGAGCAGTCATTGGTGAAATCCCTTGAACTTCTTAAGAATACACGATTTTGGACGCTGGAGAGATTTATTGTGCCACCTTGTGAACTGTCATATGATATTAGTTTCGACGCTGCAATTCTTTGATAAGTTGATTCAAATACTCATCTGCTTCTGGTGTCTTTAACAGTGCTGTATCTGCAATCTCAAAAGATAAATCAGAATCAGCAAGTTCAGTGAGTTCTTGTTGTGAATAGAAACCATAATCAGTCATAATCAACCTCCACCATACACATAAGAAACAACACCAGCAGGATGATTCACACCTTCGATAACTTTAACTGATGCAGAATCAAACTCTTCTTGACGACGTTCTTTCAAATAATCAGAATCATCAGGATGACCAAACTCCTCCATAAAGATTTGATTACACTGTTCTTTAGATTCGGCAGCGATTACACACATTCCATCAGTGTAATCATACAGCACTTCATTGAGAATGTAGAGGTTCATTGTTTCAGTTGCGTTCATAAACAAGATTCTCCAATTCGATTAGAAGTTCGGGCGTGAAGTTTTCTACAATGGGGACTGGTTCTTCATCCTCATTGCAATCATAATACAATTCACATTCGTACTGATAAGCAAGGTCATCATCCAACAACATTAGATTCTCAAGTTGTTGTTCAATGCTGCGAATCAGTTTTTCTTGAGTTTCAGTCACAGTTCAATGCTCCAATCAGAATCGTTGTTGAGATTAACCCAGAAAAAGTTCTTTCCATTCAGTGAACGTAAAAATACACGATCACCTTTCTGTTGTTCAACAATACACTCCGATTCTGATTGCATCAAGTTACAGAATCGGTTCTTTGCTTTCTTACTCTTAGGAGAGACAAATGCAGTGTTCATTGTTCAGAAGTGTGATTCGGACCAGTCAAGTTTGTCACTGTACTTTGCGATACCATCGTAACAACGACCTGCCATCAGATCGTCACCTTCAGCAACATAACCTTTGAGAAACTCAAAGCAATACTTGATACGCAATTCGGGAGCAACTGCATCAAGTTGTTGTTGCTTACGCTGCTGATAGTTTGCATTGTAAGCAAACATCTCACGATCTTCGATGCTGATGGGATGAAACTTGCGATCCATTGGGTGAAATCCCTTGAACTTCTATAGAATACACGATTTTGGACGCTGTGCTCATTTACTGTGCCACTTATTCAACTGTCCACATTTACTACACTTTCTAGCATTTCATTCACATAATCCTCATCATAGAACTGTGAAATCTCTTCGATCAATTCATCTGGAGTTGAGCAACTTTCACGCAGATTCATTTCAATTTGTTCAGATACAAACTGAACCAAACTGTCTAAATCCATTCCATCAACCAACTGCTCAACATAGTTGGCAAGCAGTTTATCGTACTGATCTTGAGTAAGTTCCATTTTGTTTGTGAAGTTAGGAAGGGAAATCATTTTTGAAAATAAAAACCTGCAGATTTGTTCATTGCAATCAATTTATCTTGAATCTCTTGCAACTCTGGTTCATAACAAATACCTTCAACGCTTTCTAGATTGTCAAAATCTACTTCTGCAGTTTCCTCCAGATAGAGTGTTCCACCTTCAAGAAGTGGAGTGTAATACATTGCACCTTCCGAATCAATAGAATAGGCGCAACCGTGACCTTCAGGAATGTAGAGAATCATTGTTCAGTGAGTGTTAAGAACGTGAACGAAATCAAGACCGCAGACACACCAACCAGTGTAATCTGTCACCTCTTCGACTAATACTTGAGCGATGTTTTCATCATCATCGTCATCATCAACTTCAACCTCAAAGACATTACCAACAACAGAATCTATCACAGATTGTTGTTCATCAACACTGAAGTCTTGATCATCAAAATCAAACGAAACTTCAGTAACTTGCAGTGTTAAAGTTCTCATCAACCTTCGGAGGAATGGGTAAGCATATCACACAATTTGTTGTGAAGAGGTTCTAAATCAAACCCCCACACTTCTTTGACTTCATCCCAATCATCGTGAAAATCAATCAAGGTCAGAATGTTCTGAATGTCGTTAGGAGTAAGCATAATCAAACTGCACCTTGCATAAAGTTGTACTCTTGAACCAGATCAATGTTATCACCAGTGATCATATAATCAAGTGCGAGACGTTCATCAATCTCACGGATTGCATCTTTCTTGCTGATGCACTTGCGGGAGATTGTATCAACACCCTTCCAAGAAAGAATCTTGAGAGTGTGAGTGGAGCAATCTTCAATGGGATAGAATCCCACGAGCATTGTTCCATCCTTTGACTGAAGTGTGGGAAACTCGATCATTGGGTGCGATCCCTTGAACTTCTTAAGAATACACGATTTTGGGTCAGGAAACCAGAGCGTGTGCCAGAAATCAAACTGGCACACCTCTCTTAGTTTATATCAACGAGCGTACAAATATCCTCCCGACCAATCGCAATTCTCAAGCACATATTCACGATCAGTAATCAATCGCAGATCATAACGAACACCTTTAGCAGGTGCTTTCCAAGTAGCAGATTTATAAACTTCTCCAGTTTGCTTGTCGATGAAGCAATGAACCGAACGAGATCCACCACCATCAACAAATACAACTTTGTGATACTTTTTACCAGATTCAATCACATAATCAATCGGACAATCACCATTCTTCAGTTCTTCAATCTTGCGCTGATGATACTCTTGGGTATCAGCATCATTCATAAACTTTTGATGTCCGCGAATAGCATACTCAACATAATTCTGTTTGAGTGCTTCAATCAGCATTTGAGTGTACTTAACAACATTCTCAGCAATTTGTTGCTTTGCTTGTTGTTGAGCAGGAAAATCAACGAAAGCAGTTGTCATTGGGTGAAATCCCTTGAACTTCTTAAGAATACATCATTTTGAGCACTGTGCTCATTTACTGTGCCACTTGTAGAAGTGTCACCATTTGTTTTGTTGAATGAGGATCTTTTTGATCTCCTGATAAATGAACTGACGAAGTTTAGGTTCGGTAGTGTTATCAAAAGCATAATACAGTCGATTCAGATATTCATTTTGTGTTGCACCAATGTTACCATCACCACCAATGTCATTGAGTGAAGAACCACCTTTCGATTTTGGTTTGCCAAAGTTGCCTGTGATGTTACCTTGAGTCCTCAATTTAGGACGAATCTTTGAGAGATTAGAGTAAGTCATTTGAAAGTTGCGTTCACTCCCATAACTTTTGCTGTAGGATTGCGTGCTTGTGCAGTTTCGCGGGCATCTTTTGGAGAGTTAGCATACACTTCCTCTTTGAAGACTTTGCCACCAACGTAGAGTTGAACTTCGTATTTCATAGTGTTTGAAACTCCTGTGCTTCTTTAATGTCAGAATCGTAATACTTTTGAATGATAGAGTTAATTACTGGATACCATTCTTTGTCACATTCAGGATGCACTGCTTCACGCAACAAACGAAGAATACAAGTTTCTTCATTCTTTGTGAACTTAACGCGGTTGAGAGTATAACCAGTGTTCATAATCAAACAGGGGTAACTTCAACGGAACGAATAAGATTTGTGCGATCTTGTGCTAGGTAATCATCAGCGATTTTACCACAAGATGAACGAGACTGAATGAACTTCTCTTCATAGTAAGTCTCTGCACTGTTGGGAACTCGATACTCAACCAGAAGACGATAATTGTTCATAATCAAATAACACCTTTCCGAGACAGATACTGAATCAGGAAAACATTTCCTGCTCCCATACAGTAACCAATCAAGAAGAAAACACCAGTTGACATAATCAATTAAGGTTGGGTGGTTTGACTCAACAAAGTTAGTATAAGGGTGCCACAGACGCTTCTGGGTGGGTCTGTGGACACCTTTTCAACTGGAACACTCAGGGAAGGTAACTGAAGTGTGAACTATCCTTTTTCTTCCCTTTTCTGATGTCTGCTAAATCTTTTCTTCTTTCATCTGCAGTTCTATGTGCTCCACGTCTTTCATAATCTGCGTGAGGACCAGTTAAACCACTTCTTGCAGTTCTGATTGCTCTTTTCTCTTCTTTACTTTTTCCTGCTTCTACTTTTGCTTCATCTACATACTCTTCCCTTACACCAGTTTCTACATCTTGTCTCTTTTGAGTGCCAACAACTGCACTTGCTCTTGATTTTAACTTTTTACCTGCAGTTGGTCTGTCACCCCATTCTGTCGATGGTTTATCTTTCCAATCATCGTGTTTTCCAACATTTGCTTCACGACTTTTTGGAAGTGCTGTTGGTTTGGGTGATTGTGGTTTTGATGTATCTGCTGCCATTGAAAACTTTTCAGTAAGTTCTAGAAACTCTCTAAAAGTTCTTGCTCTTGGATTGTAATATGGATTTACATCAGATTTGTATTGTGTTCCACCAACATTCTTACCAAGATGCTTTTCCATTCTTCTCTTCTTCTCAAGTTCATACTGTTGTTTAGCAGTTCTTGGTTTGGGAACAGGTTTACCAGTGATTCCTACTACAGTTTGATCCTTTGCCATTTTACGAATACTTTTTGAGTATTTATAAGATGTCAATCAATAGGGAGTCTTGCGATAGAATTACTCTTGGGAACTTGCAGTTCTTCCATAATAATTTGTTTGGGAAGAAAGTTCCAGCAATAGTAACTAGAACTGAAGGTAATCTTGTCATTTGGACGACCATCAGGACTATGAAACTTCATCCGCTTATCAAACATCAGCAGTTGCAAGTCCTTATCCTTGAACAACTGCTTGGGAGCACTATCATTCAACCAAGTGTTAGTCATAATGAGAGCAAATGGTTTCCCAAATGACAATGCTCGCTCAAAGAACTTACGCTTGTTTGTGAATGGTGGATTGGATACAATTACATCCCAATGGAGTGGTTCATAGGTGAAAAAATCTTTACCTTCACTGATATGCGAATAAACTACACTATTCTGTTGAGAGATTTGCTTTACAAACTCACTCTCTGCAGTATCAAATGGACACCAAACTTTTGCATCTTTGGGAATGTACTTGAGAATCGGAGTTACACCGTATGGAGGAGTATAACATTCGTCATTGTTACCCTCAGAATACATCAGTTTTCCACTATCAAGCGTCATACAATGCGAGTCCCAAACTGTTGGATTTCTTTCTTAGTCAGGTTACCAGAAAGGCGTGGATCTTTGTGCTTACCGTGAATCTTACGCTCCCAATCTTTCTTGAGTTTTGGAAGAAGAATCATCAGCACATCGTTACCAGTGAGTTTCCACACTTCCACCACTTTTCCACCCTCATAACGGGCAATGTAGTGGTTAGAGTATTTACCAAGTTTCTCCTCAATTAGATAACGCTCCTGCTCTTCCCAAGTATCCTGAACACTGATACCATTATACGTCCCATTGATAGAATTGGCAATGGTAGATTTATACTCACATTCACCATCATCATCCACAGCATCAGCACCAGAATAGGTTTCTGCTACTTTATGTCCAAGAATACCAGCAAGATGAATCTCACGAGAGCGAGCATAGGAGAATGGATCGCCCCAACCTTGTTCTTCACAGAGTTGATACATTTGCTCAAACAGTTCTTGAAACTTTTGTTCAGGAGTTGTCATTTGATTCACCAGTTTTTAGCGATAGTAAAGTTGTTGTAAGAGAACTCTTCTCTGTTCACGATCTTGTAACTTCCAAACTCATTGTGCATTACATAACCTTCGTGATCGCTGATTTGTCCATCAATCTCACAGGTAATGTCAGTGGAAGATTCAATGAAGCAGAAAAGATCCATCTTAATAGACTCAACAAGTTTCCACAATCTCATCAAGTTGATGTCAACATCATAATTTTCTGCAATTTCGTGTTCGTCAACCTCCCTACCCTCGCGGATGTAAGAATTGATCACTTTTTTGAGTTCTCTTGCTTGTTTATCATTGACGAAAGTGCAAAGTGTGCTCATTTGCTTAGCAAACTTGCAGAAGTCTTCAATGTCATCACGATAAGGACAAATAGATGCTTCAGGTTGCACCCACTTTACATCCAAAGTATCAATGAACTGCTTGCTGATAGGATGTGCAACAGCATTGCGAAGATCATCCTCACATTCATACTCAGTATGAGGAGCAATGATTACACTTTGCTCAATCACCTCAGGGAACTTGTAAGTGATCGTATTGGGGCGATAAGTATCATCACCACCAAAACCGATAAAATCACCTTGATAGACATAATTTGTGCGAGGTAGACTATCAAAGCAAGCGTGAAGAATAGACGCAACTTTACCTTCGTGGTTCTGATCAATTTCATCGTGAGAATGATTGATTTTGATTTTTACTTTGTTGAAGACACTTTTTGTTCCAACAAAGAACTTACCGTTAGCAGGATTGCGACCCCACACAATAGCAGGAGCACCATCAATCTTTACGCTGACATAAGAATCAGCAGTGAACCAATCTAACACCGAAAGATCACCAGTCAAGATGGTATCTTCTGGATGTTCGATGTGTTTGTTTTGCATTGGTTTGGTGTCAACTTTAATAATATAGAACCACTCCAGCACCTTTGAGCACTGGAGTGGACACTTTACTAATTGTCTTCCTTTAGTTTATCCTGAGCAGATTTGCTAATTTTACATACCATATCGTTGTCATAAAAATACTTCACACGTTCACGACGAGCAGCAAGTAAGAGATTATATTCTTCTTGCTGTTGTTTAGTAAAGGTAAAATCTTGACGACGCCAAGCATCTTTCAGTTCTTTCAGATGCGGAAGAACATTTACAGTGTCAGTCATTGATTTCAGTAATCGTAGTTAGAGTTCAGGAAAGAATTGAAAGATTTGTCTTCATCTTCGACTTCATCGAAGAGTTCATCGTAAGATGCTTCTGCAAAGTCAAAACCAGCAGATTCTTCAATCTGAATGTCATCAAAGTGGTTCATTGGTGTTTTTCAACTGAACAAATGTAATATACAGGAAATTGGAGTGCTTGTCTGTGATCAGTGGACGGTTTCCAAACTGTCCACTCAACGTGCAAGAATTGCTCTCATTCTTGCACGTTTTGCTGATTGTTGTGCTTGTGCTTCGTGTTCCATTTCCCTCTGAGCGTGTGCTTCTCTTGCTCTTTTTCTTGATAATTGACTTTTTGCAATCATCTGACTATAAAGATTTGGTTCCATTGTTGGAGTCTGTTCTGTCTGCAATTCTTCATCAATTTTAGAGTTTAATGCTTCTGCTGCTTCTCTTGCTTTTTGTCTTCTTTCTTCTCTTTTGGATGCTTCTCTTTGTTTTCTTTCTACTTCTTTTTCCTTTTGTGTTGCTTGCCTTTCTGCAGCATTTTGCTTTTGCAGTTCAATTTGAGATGCTACCTTTTCTTTCTGTGCTGCCTGATATTCAGCAACTCTACCCTTTTGTGCTGCTATTTGATCTAGTTGCCTCTGACGGAGTTCTTGTCTTCTTTGTTGCAGATCTTCTTTGATTTTTTGTACTTTTTTTACATATTTTTTAACTGCTTGTCCACCACTGCGCTTTACAATCAACTTCTCAATTTCTTTCTTTTTTGGTTTACCTTCTGGTCCTTCATATTTTTGAAGAGTATAAGTTTGCATACCACCAGGATGTCTTACATAAGTTCCAGGAACTGCGTGTGGTGGAGTGTCTGGTTTTTTTCCTTCACAGATTTCGTAGAACTCTCTAAATGTTAGCATTTTACTTATACTTTTTTAGATATTTAGTTTTACTCAAACTCAAAAGAACTATTAGATACTTTCATTGGAGGAGTGTGATACTCTGGAATGTTGGAGGTTTCAACAAATACTTCAATCTTAGTCTCATCATTCCAGTGACGAATCACACCAGCACAAATAAAAGCATTAGTGATCAAATAAGTTGCAAATATAAAGGTGCGAATAATTGCAACCTTATCAGATTCTTTATCACATTTAGATGCTTTTTCACCCAACGCTTTTGCCCACCATCTCCAAGCAGTTTTGTTCTTCTTCATAGATTGATTCTCTTGATTTAACATACTTTAACTGTTTCCAATCTTCTTTATAACAAACCACAAGCAATCTTTCATTTGCGTGAATGGGACAGCACTGATAATTTACTTGGTCTTTTGGACGTACAATATATTCAATCGTTATATATTGGTCATCAACAAAATAAACCCAACCTTCAACACCTTTTGTCCATTCAACATAATCATTGACTTGTGGTTTGTATGTCATACAAAGAACGCATCCAATGGAGACTGCTTGATAGGCATTGCTGTGTAGTTTCTCGTGTCCTTGATATTTACACGAGAACCGATGGACTTACTATTGATGGGGGCGAAGTATTCTCTGGTTTTGGATTTATAGAATCCCCAGATAGTTTTTGTTGCAGCACCATTATTGTAATCAAACTTGCGATGGCAATGCAACCATATAGCAATAACTCCACGCTTGAACTCTTCAAACTCATAAGAATACCCCTTTGGTGCTTTGTGTGGAAACTCAGCAATCATAGAACTTGTCACGCGACATATACTCAATTTGTTTCTGCAGTTGTGAGATTTCGTGTTCTTGTTCTGCAATTTTACTTTGCAGTTGTTCAATACGTTCTTGGTACTGTTTCTTCAAATCAAACACCATTTTATTGGTGTGAGTAACGTGGTGAGTCATCAGGTTGTAAAGGATTCAACTACTGCAGATTCTACATCCTCAGCAAGAGCATAAGTCCTTGCACTTAACACATTTTCACGAAGAGTAGTGTAATACTGTTCATAGAAGTTTCCGTCGTCTTCTGCAGCAATAAGATCGAAACATTCATCATCGTCTTTTGCGATTACATTCCAAAGTCCACCATATTCACTGGAAGGAAAAGGAATATAGTGGTCAACCAGATAAAGAAACTTTTGTGTCATTTGTTTGTGTAAATTACCTCTTTAGTATAGTGTCAGTTAATAGGATTGTCAATCATCATCAGCAGCAACTAAAAATGCAAAACCAATGGTGAGAAGAGATCCTAGTCCCATTCCTAGTAGAAAAGTCATCAATAAAACTCCGCAAGATAATAGTCAACTGTAACTTCAAGTTTCGCTGCTTCGCGTTCAACTTCTTTCCAGAACTCTTCTGCTACTTTGTCCATTTCTGCTTGTTTAATAAGGTCACGGAGTCGTTTGGGGATCATTTGGATTTCTCCTTAAGTTTTGCTTCTTCGCGTGGATACATTACTTTTAAGTAATATAGCATAATGGAGGATACAAATGCAACCAGTGCTGCGTAGATTGCTACACCGAGTACAATACTCATCTGATTTCTATAGAGGGTGGTTTCTTGAGATTCTCTATTGCCTTAGAGCGATAGTAAGCATCATACATTTTGTCATCACGCTGGATTAGAAAGACATTCCAACCAAGAATGACTGCAAAACCAATCAATCCAACGCTAAGATACTTGCGGTTCATTTAGCAGAAACTCCTGTGGGTTTGAAGATAAGATTAGCAAGAGCGATTATAGCAAAGTTCTGCCAGAAGGTCAGAGATACATTGAACCAAGACAGAATGAGTCCAAGCAACCACGCTTCAAAGAATAGACTTGCGGTTACAATAACAACAGCAATAAAAAGAACACCAAAAGCAGTAGAAGTTTTCATAGATCAAACAGCAAGAGCAGCAGAGGGGATTTCAACAACTTCAGGAAGTTTGTTATCATCGAACTGATTCATATTATAGCATACCCATTCGCCATTACGGAAGACATAGTGGAACTCTTCACTGTTACCAGGCAGAAGATACTCACAAAGGTCAGCATCAAGGCGAGGAGGAGTATCTTCACCACGCTCAGAATAATACTGAGGACCATACTCTACCTTATTCTCTACACCTTCAGCAGTGCGGAACTTTTCATCAGTCCAACAGCAAGACATATCACCACCATCAATCAACTCTGATGCTTTCTCATAAGAGTTATAATGAGTTTTCAGGATGCGACCCAACCAAGATTCATAACTGTCCCAATGGTGATACGATGAGAGAATAGAACCATCGGAAAGTTCGATACCAATGCGACCTCGCGTTGCCATTTGGAGTTGTCTCCGTTGATTACCTTGTAAGTATAGGGTCTCCTGCGACCCCTGCGACAAACCTTGTGACACTTTCACATCTGTCACAAGAATAAAAAAAGGGGTGCATAAGCACCCTTGAATAGTTACTCAACTATTGACGATAATCATATCAGTCTCAACATTAGTAACTTGACCCATCCATTTCTCAAGTTTAAGAAGTTTGAACTCTTCACCATCAGTTTCTGCTGCTTTATAAAGCATCAAAACATTGTTGATTTTTTTGTTATATTCATCAACAATTTTTTTCATTTTTTGACGCTCATTATCAGCATCTTCTGCTTCACAGTTACTAAGGAATCCAACAAGTTCAGGAAGTTTGCCTGTTTTGTTATATGTGTCAATAACATTGATAACTTCACGACAAAAATAGTGCATAGAACTGCGACTATCTTTTACATTTACGTGCAAAGGCAACAGTGTTGTGTTGGAATCAAGATTCCTCTGTTTAATGTAATCAGAAACAGTTTTTTTGTTATAAGGTGACATTGTATCAGATACACGTTTACCTTGAATAACTGATTTAACTGCATCTGCAATTTCTTTATCGGAGAAACTGTGATTAAAAGTATTAAACCATTCAATACCCTTTACAGCATCAAATTGGTCAATCCGAACAAAATACTTTTGAAGGCGGATTTTACAATCTTTCATAGTCATTGGTTTTGAGACAAGGTGATTGTTCATACCCAAACCAACCTCATCATAGACATCATCAATCGTAAAACCTTCGTTAATTTCTACACAATATACAACAACATATTGTGCTCCAATTTGACGATATGCTTCAACACGGTTGTTACCATCAATAACAATCCCATCAGGAAGAATGATAGGAGGCATAATAGAAGTATCAACACCCTGATTAACAAAACTATATTGAAGAGTATTGACGTTATTATAGTCAATACCTTGAGAACGTGCAGGATTCAATTTTTGACCTGCATCATTCTCATTCTTTAGTTCTCCAATCTCACGGACTTGAAACCCAATAGAATAGACGCTGTTAAACTTAGGAGTCTTACATTCATCCAAATACCATTTTACTTCTGGTTTGCCGCAAGGGAAATCAATTTTACGAAAAGTCATTAAGTTAAAAGCAATTTGCTAAGGAATGTTGGAGTGACAACTGCCTTCCAACAAAACCAATATAGATCAAATGAGAGAGAAGCGCAAGAGTCATAGGACAGTTCTCCAACTGTCCTCAGTACAATAAACTCTCTAAAGCATTTGGATTAGATTCCACCTTCACTTCTGGATATTTGATGATAATGAGTTCTGTTTTCTTTCCTCTGCAACTTACATCTCCTGCCATCTGATAATCAAACTCCAAATAGCGAAACTCAGTCCAATCTTTATAAAGATCTTTAAGGTAATCTGTGTTGTCATAAGACATCACGAACCCACCTTTATGTTCCTTCAAGACATCAGCAAGTTTATCGTGATTGAATCCTTCGTGAGTGCTTCCATCAATACCATAATAATATGATGTAGTTTTATAGTAAGGAGGATCCAAATACATAAAATCATTCTGATGCTTTGGGATTGTGTCAAAACAATTCCCAAAGGAGAATGAGAAGTTTGGATTGTAGAATCCGATTAACTTATGAATACCAGCAAGATTTAGATTCTTTCTGGAGGATTCTGATGTATGACCAAGATCTCCACTAAATGCACCTTTGATACAAATGTAAAACGCCCAAGCGCGAGTGAACTTATCATCACTCTCTAAAAGAGGAAGAAAAGACTTATAGTGTTCTCTATCTTTTAGAGGATAATGCTTTGCTGCTTCTTCACCCAATCTTTTTCCACCTTCTGTTGTTAGAATCTCCCAGAAGTCAGCAAGTGGTTGAAATAGATCATATGCTTGAACTTTTACACCTCTTGCTGCAAGAGCAAGTTCAATACAACCTCCACCCATAAAAGGTGACATCATATGCGTAAGATTAGGATGAATCTCATCAATAATCTTAATGATCTCATCTTTCATAGTGTTTTTACCACCAGCATAGCGGTATAAACTTGTAGAGGTATATCTCATATTGGTAACTTTGCTACAGATTTTCCTTTCTTATGATCAGCAATATACTTTCGTGCAGATGATTCTGTTCTGCAAATTTTTTCTAATTGCTGACCATTATGGATAATTATATATCCTTTTTTACCAAATGGCACTGCAGCATATTCACCGTTCTTACCAACAATAAATCCTTCCATCAAAACCCCCTTACATATTGATAATCAAACTCTTCTGCTTCTGTAAAATAGTCTTTTTCGTATTGTTCTTCATATCCGTGAAGGAAAAAATGATCCTGTTGTGGATTACAACTTCCAGTAAGAACTGCACCAGTAAACTTAGTGTTGTAAATCATATTTGAAGGAACACAACACGCTTTCCCAAGTTTCACATCAGTAAAAATAAAAAAGTCGGCAAGTTTTTCGTTGACAGAACTACTTGCGCGACTGTTTTTTAGAATTACACCTCTCACTGCTTCTTTTGAGACATTTTTGAACTGAATCACTTTTGATTCATATGTATGACCATCTGTTCCAATCAAATCTACACCAGGAAGATTGACACGTTTAAGTTGTCCTTTGCTATAGACATCATAACCAATCTCTACAAGTTCTCCTGCTTTTGGGAAGCGAAGATTGTTAGTAGTATAACCTTTCAAACTCCACAAGAGTTTAGAAAGTCGATCCAATTCAAATGTGTTAAAGTCGATCATAATCAGCGTTTAATTGTAGAAATTGCAGGTTCCCCCTGTTGAAATACAGTATCGACAACACTCTGGATCTTCTTAGCAGTAGAGATTCCCACAGAGTTGAAGGTCGGGATGATGACCAGACCATACGACTTATGATAATCTTCCAATCGTCCAGGTGTCAAGTCTCCAGAGCGAAGTCGTGCAGCATCCTTGTGATGCAGTCGCACAACCCGTCCAATCGTCTGACAGATACCAATGGCATCCATAGATCGCATAAAGATTACTGCTTCGAGTCCAGATACATTGATACCCTCAGACAGGATAGAATAATGAAGCAAAACAAACTTCTTAGAGTCATCACGACTCCAATCGTGCAAAGTATCAAAGAACTGCTCACGATTTACCTTCTGTCCATCAATGATTGCACCAGTCTTAGATGTAATGACCATCCAAGAATATCCACGATCTTCGAGTTCCTGACAGAACCCAGTTTGTGAGATTAGATTGGTGATTTGTTTGGTTGCTTTGGCACACACAAGCACCTTAGAAACTTCTGCTTCATCAATACTTTCCAGCAGATGATTACAGTCACGCTCAAATACATTATTGCTGTCCAAAGACACTTGTTTGGCAACAATCTTGGGAGGGATAATGTAACCTTCTCGCACCATACGGGGAGCGGGAACATTTGCGATGATGTTACCATAAACCTGAGTATTGTTCATCCCAGGTTTTTTGGGAGTGGAAGAATACTTTGGAGTTGCAGTGTAGAAATAGCAACGATCCGCTTTCCTGCTGAAGTATTCAGTAGCAACATAGAAGTTCTTCTGCACACTGTTATGTGCTTCATCAAAGTGAATTGTGTTCACCTTGATTCCTGCTTCCATAATTTTATGAAGGGAATGATATGTGGTGAAGATTAGTTTGTGTTTAGGAGCATCAGGATTAAATGCAACTCTCACTATCTGATCCCAGTGCTGAATCTCTGCAGGTTTAGTGGTGCTGAAATGATGCGTTTCTCCAGAGTGAACGTGAAGAACAGCAACATTATCAATGTGCTCAAGATACTCAGAAGAGAGTTGATTCGCAAGCAAAATGCGAGGAGCAACAACAACAACAGTTTGTGGAGTTTCTTTCAAGAACTCTCTTATTGTGTCACCAATACCCACAAGAGTCTTACCTGCTCCTGTCGTTGCACAGATAATACCTTTAGGATGAATCTCAGTCGCATCAAGACATTCATTCTGATGATCGCGAAAGGGAATCATAAATTAAGAATCAATGAAGTAATCATACCAGGAATTTGGTGCTGTGGCAAGTCAGTGTGCCAGTTGCTTAAGTGTCCTCAATATAATCCCATTCAATAATTCCAGGATTATCTTCTGGGATTTTATCTACTGCTTGATTAAAATTATCCGCTTCACAATTAAATTCAAAAATTTCCCCATCCTCATCTAAATCAGATTTTGTGTAGAGTATTTTGAATTTCATTTTACTATTCAACTACTTTTATACCATATCACACCATAGGTTTTTTGTCAAGTGTCAATTACCAACCTTAACATATATCGGAGTTTTAAGATTCTCTGCATAAATGTCATCGATTTTAAATCTTCTCCCACTAAAAATAATAAACCCCCTTCCAGTTGCTAAAGAATATAAAGACAAGATCAATTTCTTTTTAAGTATCTTTTTAATCTGCAAATTGTGCTTAGCAAAAATATATCCAAATTCAGCATTACTTAACAAAGCATATGATTTTTGTATTTTTCCAACTGCTTTTTTCATAATTTTATCAGTTTCATTTTTATCTTTTGCTTTAGTTGCTTCTGATATTAAACTATTCATTTCATTTAAAGTAGTATTTTTTAAACTTACAAATTTCCCCATATTACTACTTTTTGACAAATATTGGGTATATTCTTCATAAAATTGTTCTATAACTTTTAGATAATTCGTTTCTACTGATTCATACTTTGTTTGATAA